TTCGACAGCTTCTTGTTCTCAGCCTCCTCCAACTCAGTCAGAAGATCCAAAAGCTCCGCCTGCTCCCGAGCAGACAAGCTCCCAACCTTACCCTTCAGTGCCGACAAATCCATCCAGACCCCGTGACGAAGAAGTTCAAAAGAACTTTGTGGGCAGGCAGACAGAGGGGAGGTGTGCCCGCCTGCCCTGAGCAGGGGGGAGAGACCCTGCCCACCTCAACCCATACCCGAACTCACAGACCATGTCACCAACCAAGAAATCCCACCTAATAAGGTATCACTATACCACTAACAACCCCCCCTATAAGGGGGGTTCTATACCATCTTTAGTAGATACTAGTAGTATAGTAGTAGTAGTATAGTAGTACTATAGTCCCTTATATATTAGGCGAGATCCTTTCTCCAACGCAGAAATACTACCCCCGGTTGTAGGAGTCCCACGGCACTACCAGAAAACACCGGGTTTATACCTACTGGGGGTTGAGTACGGCACTTTTTGAAGGGGGGGAGGGGGTGTTTGATGAGAGTTTGGTGTCGGATGTGGGGAACAACATGTATCGCGCGTGGCGGGCGCGTGCCTCGCACAGGGGGGTCGGGGGTAGGTGGGGGTCGCGGGATGCCGATCCGTCGAGCGGTTGGGCCGGTGTCGAGCGGCACTGACGATGGCGATGCCTCTCAGAGGCGATAGGAAGGCCGCTGAGTGCCCATCTCGGTGTTCAGGGTGACGAGATAGCCTCGGACAGAGTCGGGCTTCTAGCGGCCCTCTCAGCGGCTCCCAGCGATAAGGGGGTGATCCCCCCCATCAAGACCACCCCCCCGCCCAAAAGGTGCAACTGCACTTATCCGACGAGCCGAGCCAGTCTTGCCTCGATCTCCTTGCGGATCGCCTCGGGGTCGCGCTCCGTCTTGTCCTCTGTCTCGACCCGGTCGACGAACAGGCCGAGCGTCTTGCCCAGCAGTTCGAGTGCGCGCACCTGTGTGCCGTCAGTGTCACCGTCTCGAAGGGCGATCTGTTCCAGCTTTTGCACGACGCGCTCTGCCCGAGAGAGGCGCTGCATGCGCTGTTCTGCTTGCTTCTCCCGCTCTGCTCTTTCGAGGCGTGATGCTATCTTGGGGTTTGTTGCTAGGGCGTATGCTTCTCGATGGATGCTGGCTGCGCTCATGTTCTGAGCGTCGTATGCTTCGCGGTAAGCTTGGCTCCATCCTGTTCCGTTGAGGATGGCGATACAGAATGCTTCCTGCTTGGCGGTGAGGCCTTCTGAGTTGATGGCGGTTTTGGGTGACCCGACCTTTGGCTGTCCCTTGTAGGACTTGCCTCTTGTCTTCTTGGGTTCTGTGTTGGTGCCTGTCTCTGTGCCTGCCACGATGGTTAGCTTGGGCTTGTCTGTCATCTCGACCTCGACGCTGCGCTGGCTTTCCGGGTTTTCGGTTTCAACCTGTGGGCGAAACGAATCAGTTGTGTTCGCGCGTCTTGATCCGGCCAGCGATGACGAAAAAAGTTCGCTCGAACCTTTCCAGTGTACCTGATCGATGGGGCACTGTCACCCCTCAAGGGCCTGTGATCCTTGCACTTTTCCCCCTCTGTGAGACAAGGGTAGACAAGGTGAAATAAGTGTTGACTAGGGTATCTAGATATGGGAGAAGGGTGTTGCCGGAAGGGACGGCGCGGCGACCTTGGCCCCCCACCCTGACCCGGAAGCAGACGCCCCCGAGGGGGACAGCGCGAACGTCCAGTGCCTAGCACGGATACCCACCCGTTGAGGACGACTTAGACACGGGGGGTCTGGCGAAGGCGGTCTCTGGCGGCAGGGAAGAGAAAAGCCCCTGCACCATGCTGAAACGAGAGTGCAGCCCTGCGGGGCTGCATCACTGGATTTCAGCAGAGGAGAGAAACGATGTTCCACGTCTACAAACTGCACCTGTCCGACGAGATCGCTGCGGTGGTCAACTCGAAGGGATGGAGCCGCTCGCCTGAAGGCTCTGCCTACGCTGCGCTGCGCAGCATCAGCGCCGACAACACCAGCCTCACTGTGCATGTCCTGACCGCAGCGCTGATGGGCCTCTACCACCACGGCCTGAGCGCCGAGGCTCCGTCGCTGACAGACCTGTTCGACTACGACAACGGCGCGCCCTTCGAGACCGGCGTCAAGCCGATCTACCATTGCAAGGGCCTGTCGTCGATGAGCGTCGGCGATGTGGTCTTGCACGATGGTGGCCACGTCAGCGTGGTCTGTTCCTACGGATGGGCGACCCTGCCTGAGCGCGCTGCGCTGGCCTTCGCGATGATGGCCAAGAAGATCGCCTGCGAACGTCCCAACGCCCTGCCCGAAGCAGCCTGAGAGGAGAGACAAATGGATATGAACGCAATCAACCAATTCTATGCGGCCAAGCGCGACGATGGGCGCTGGGGCATTGCCAACGATTACACGGGGCGCAGCCAGTACGAGGGCGAGGGCTTCGAGACTGAGGCCGAGGCGATCAAGGCCGCGAACAATCTGAACCGCTGATCAGGAGAGACACCATGACCGCAATGATGATCCTTGAGAATGCAGCCCGCTGCCTGCGGGCCACCTATCCCGGCGCTGCTGATCGCTGCGCTGGCCTCATCGAAGCCTACGCCATCAAGGCCGGTGTGACGCTGGCCGAGGCAGAGCGTCGGGTGATCCTGCTCGACCGCGCCATCCACGCCTGAAAGGAGAGACAAAGTGAACAGCTACAAAATCCACGCCCACGGGGTCTACTGGGGCATCTGGCCCGCCCCGAGTGCGGAAGAAGCCGTCCTCGATGCCGCCTACGATGAAGGCACCGAGGGCGACACCACCGGGATCGTCGCCACGCTTATGACCGAGGCAGACTGGGATGCTCTAGTCCAGTGGCGCGAGGCCGGTTGCCCCGACAAGCACCCCATGGCCTGAAAGGAGATCAACATGGGCGAACACTACACGCAACTGAAAGACGGGGAGATCGTCGGCTTCTCCTACTGCACCCCCGAGAAGATGGAGCAGTACGCCGCAAAGCGTGGCGTCCAGTTCCGGCCCTTCAAGAAGGGCGACTACCTGACCATCCCAACGAAGGCACCCCGCATTCTGCCAATCCAGCTAGATTGGCAGATCTGCTGGTGGGAACACTGACCTTCCTGTGTCCAGCCCTGCGGGGCTGGCATCACGAGGGCCAACCTCGACAACAGTCAGCCACATGGAGGATTAGATGACTGCTGCTCAATTCGAAATCTCGACCGCCACCATCAACGTTGTCTCCAACGCCGAGGCACAGATCACGGCCCTGAAAGCGACCAACAAGGAGAACAACGGCCTCGCCAACAGCCACAAGATCGCTGCCTACTGCGAGATCATCGCGAGCATCGCGCCCATCCGCCTCGTCAAGGGCAACCTTCCCCGTGCAGTGTCCAAGATGCTGCGCAGCGCCCTGCTCGAAGAAGCAGGCCTGAAAGAGGCGACTGTGAAGCGGTACCTCGAGAACTCGGTCGGTGCCGTCCGTCTCTTCGAGATCAGCGGCCACGGCAATGCGACCCCCGGCATGATCGCCGAGTTCATGCAGTCGCACGACATCGACAGCGAGAACAAGCTGGCGAAGGCAGTGAAGGGCGAGGCTGACAAGTCCCGCGCCGAGCGCCTTGCAGAACAGGTCGTCGGCAAGTGGTCGACCGCCAAGGATGAGGACGGCAAGGCGGTGCAGGGTGCCGTCTTCAAGGACGGCCTCGACGACGACGAACTGGACGAGTTCCAGAACGTCATGCGCGAACTGATGGCCGCGCGTCAGGCCTTCCGCAACAGCAAGGCAGCGCGTGATGCTGCCGAGGCTGCTGCCCGCGAGAACTCCACTGTCGATGCTGCCGTCGCCGCGTTCGTCAGCGAAGGCCTCGGGGAGTTCTGATCAGGGGGGCTTCGGCCCCCCCACCCCGGAGATACCATGTTCATAAAGCACGACACCATCACCGCTCGGGGGAAGACCTACCAGCGGATGGAGTTCGAGAGCCACGAAGACCTCGAACTCTTCTTCATCAAGGAACTGCTCGGTCGGACTGACGTGCAGTCGAAGGTTATTGGCACAGTCCTGATATGGGGAAAGAAATGAACTACACGTTCCACCACGACGACGGGCACGGCTGGCTTGAGGTGCCGTTTGCTGACCTGATGAACGTCGGCCTGACGCTCTCGAAGATCAGCACCTACAGCTACGCCACAGTCAACGCTGCCTACGTCCCGACTGTCTACCTCGAAGAGGACATCGACGTGGCGATCTTCATGCTCGCAGCGAAGAGGGCAGGCAAGAAGGTCACCTTCACCCACAAGGATGTGCCGGGGTCGAGCGTGATCCGCAGCTACCCCCGCAACACCAAGGGCAAGCAGTTTGAGTCGGGCGAACTGCGGATGCTGATGCAGGCCTGCGAGATCGAGGGGGTGTTCGCATGAGGAACATCCTCGACGGGATCGCATTCGTCGCCCTCATGGCGATGATCATCGTGATCATGCTCTCCATGCCCAACGCATGGTGAAAGTTCAAACGAACAAAAGGACAGACAGATGGAGTACGAAGAAATCATCTCAGGGCTGCGCGAGATGCAGGGTTGGAACGATTTCGCCGCCTCTCTTCTCAGCCAGTACGGGCGCAAGGGCGCCCTCTCCGAGCGTCAGTGGGACGCAGCAGAGCGCAGCATCCTCAAGACCCGTGAGGCAGGGCTGCGGCGCGAACAGAACCGCAAACAGGTCGATGTGTCGCGCATCAGCAACCTGCTGAAGACGGCAGTTGAAAGCGGCCTCAAGAAGCCCGCCTTCCGCGTCGGTCACCTGCAATTCTCGCTGGCACCCACAACGGGACGCAACGTCGGTGCCGTCTACGTCAAGTTCCAAAAAGACTACGCGGGCAAGATCATGGGCGGCGTGTTCATGCCCGTGTCGTCGGCACCTGATGGTCTGGGCGACGACATAGCAGAGATCGCCAAAGACCCGCGCGGCAAGGCCGTCGAGCATGGCCGCATGACTGGCCGCTGCTCATGCTGCGGTCGTGAACTGTCAGATCCGAAATCAGTGGCGCTTGGGATAGGCCCGGTGTGCGCCGATCAATGGGGGTTATGATGAAACTGAGCCAAGCAAGGAACATCGTCACCAGCGCCATCCACCATGCGTGGAGCCTCAAGAACGGGCGAGATGCACAGTACGTCGTGCCCTACCTCATCAGCGGGCCGGGGATTGGCAAGACCACCACAGTGCAGGACATTGCAGCGGCAGAAGGTGTGCAGTGCCAGATCCTGTCCCTCGCTCAGTACGACGCGGGCGAACTGGGCGGCTGGCCCGTGCCGTCGAAGACAGGCGACACCATGATCCGCATGCGTCCAGACTGGATGCCGACCGAGGGTCGTGGCGTTCTGTTCCTCGACGAACTGCCCCAAGCACCCGTTGCCAACCAGAACATCGCAGCGCAGATCGTCAACGAGCGGCGCGTCGGCCCCCATCGACTGCCAGAGGGATGGGTGATCGTCGCAGCGGGCAACCGCACCTCGGATCGTGCAGGCACCAACAACATGCCGTCCCACCTCAAGGATCGCCTGATGTTCCTTGAGATCGAGGCCGACCTCGACGACACGATCAAGTACTTCTACTCGAAGAGGATCGACGAGCGTGTCTGTGCCTTCCTGCGGTTCCGCCCTGAGTGGCTGCACAAGTTCGACCGGGACGCCAACGCCAACGCATCGCCCCGCTCTTGGGAGCGTGTCTCATCGATCCTCTCATGGGGCCTCGGCGAGGTCGATCAACTCGAAGCCATCTCCGGTCAGGTCGGACGCCCTGCTACCGCAGATTTCCAAGGGTTCATCTCCGTCTACTCGCTGGTGCCCGATATCGACAAGCTGATCGCCAGCCCGGAAGACGCCATGATCAGCGAGAACCCGGCGATCACCTACGCCATCTGCGCGGCACTCGCAGT